CAAATTTCCCTCAATTCGGCGTAATTATTCCAAAAGTTTTCTGAATGATCCCATTCAGATACAGTACTGTGAGTGAGTTCATGGATGAGTACATGCATGATTTCATTGGTGTTCCCATCTAAACACATTGTTATGTCCGCTCCCTTGTTTACATTAAATCCTACTGTACCGGACATTCTCGTAACACCCGTAAGAGGGATAGGTTGAACAAGGACTTTAAACTTTTCGTTGTTCGTCTTCTTGAGATGGCTTCTGAGAATTTGATATCTCTCTTTTACTTCTTTAAAAACACGTGGTTCCCGTGTCTGAAATAATATGATTATGTTGATGAGTATTAATACAATAAAAGGTATCATCTGATATATACAAAGATAAATTTACTATACAATTCTGAGATTGGATTCCCTCGAAGTCCCTCCCAAAGTTGTAATTTAAACCCCAACTCTTCTAAATGTGTGATCAAAAGATCCTTGTACCCGACAGGTTCAGATTTAGGCCCATCTGCGTAATATGGGGTATCCGTGAGATTGACAAATAGCTTTTCCCCAAATCCACCATTGCCATGCTCTTTCAGTTTGAAAAAGTTACCCATTTCATCATGTAAAGGTGTCTTGAAGATAATTTTTTCAGAATCTGGGATGATACCTATGAGCTTTCCACCATGCTTAATACGTTTTTTGATTTCATTGATAGAACTGAAAAATAAATGTTTCGAAGCGAATATATAATGAAGAGAAAAATTATAACACACGATATCAAACTTTCTGTTAGGACAATGTTGAATATCACCCTCGTAAAAATTAACGCGCATGTGCATAGTCTTAGCGCGTGATTTAGCCTCTACGAGTGCCAAAGGTTCTGGGTCACACATATTTATGTTTACCCCACATTTATGCCATTTTTGAAGATCTCCACCAAAACCACAACCGACATCTAATATATGACCACCTTCTTTGGTAACGGATTGTATCAAAGATCGTTTCGCATCATTGTGGTTTTTACGTATCTCCTCCATAGTCAATTTATATATAATATCTTTAACATTGTATCTATTACTTAGGGCTTAAAGTTTAAAGTTGTATGAAATGTATAATGTCTCTCGAAACTGACTATACTACCGTTCCTGGCCAGGCTTTCGCATGCCTTTCTATCGTTGGTCCCGATTCACCCCAGAAGAATGAAAAGCAAGGTATTAAAATTCGCGGCGCTTTCGCGACCCGTGATGAAGCAGCAAACCATGCCAAACGTCTACAGAAGGAAGACTCCACGTTTGATATCTATGTAGTCGATCTCTATAAATGGCTCCTGATCCCCCCCGACCCCACAAAAATCGAAGATGTCCATTATACAAATGAAAAGCTTGAAGAAATCATGTCTGGATACAAAGAAAATCAGGCACAGGCTGCGCGTATGTTTAATGAACGTAAACAAGGAATGAAGGATGATAAAATTCATATCACACCAGGTGACGAAAATTCACACTATTACACAAAGTCTGATGAGGCGCCAATTTCTCACCCAGCCGAAGTTATGGAACGTCTCAAAAAGGAGCAACCTAATGCGAATATGGAAGATCTCGTCAAAGAGGCTGATAGTATCGTCGCAAAAGAAGTTGAAGAACTTCAAAAGAAACGTGCAGAAAATTTGAAATTGAATGATGTCAAAGAAGGAGAGGAAGGGGAAGAGGAAGAAAAATAATTTTCATAACTAATAATAAATGATAACTACATTTGTCACCGTCATCATTGTGAGTGCGTTCTTTATATTGTTTTTTGAAGGGATGAGTTCAAAAAACAAAATGAAAAGGAAAAAGGAAATAAAACGTAAAAAAATAGAAGCGAGTACTACTGCTGGTTTTATTGAGGATACATATAGAGATCCCTTTATTAATCACTTTATTCCTCCTAAAGTTGGGAATATAGGAAAGTTTGTATCATACTCAGGCATACCTGAGAATCACTGGTTGCATGGTTTTCCCCATAAAAAATCCAAGTAAAAATACAGCAAACGCAATTATCCATGTCGACTTCTCTACATTCTTAAAAAGATCAAATGATTCTTTTTCTTGATACTGTGGTGGTTGTTGATATTCAGATGGATGAAAATAATATTCCTCCTCACGTGCTGGTTTATCATTACTTTCATCTTTCTCTTCTGGAACATCTTGGAGTATGGAATTATATTCGATGGGGTTACCAATGTCGGTTTCCATTTCTGAAATAACGTGGGGTTTTTTTAAGCTACTTCTTCCTCACTTTCACTTTCATCTTCTACCACAAAATCTTTGAGATTACCATTTTCATCGGCGTCATCATCTTCTTCTGAATCATCTTCATCGTAAACTTCATCGTCTGTGTCAATGTCGGAATCTAAATCCGTATCATGTTCGTCTGTAGCATAGTCATCTTCTAGAATATGCTCAGTAGGCTGAAATAATACAGGTTTCTTTATATGTCTTCCTGAACGAGTACGGGTCATTATAACCATTTAGGTAATATTAAGTATTATTGTTTAAGTAGTTTTATAAGATTATTATCTATTAATACATAAGTTCTTGCCCTATTCTTCTTTCCTTTACATAGTGGACATTGTTGTGTTATTTTATTCCCCTTGATGACATAGGACATGACATGATCCGAATGCTCACCCTGTATAGATTCACAATACGATGACGTAGTAAGGGCAACGTGCGTTGTATTGTTTCTCCTGATACTCACGATAGAAGCACCCGATTGTCCAGGTACAAATTTTTGAATAAATCGTTCCAATAAAGGTTTAGTATCACGTTGATTAAATTTAGATTTATCTATAGATTTTTTAATTTCGGGACACTTTTGAAGTTCCTCTCTTTTGGGGTACAAACGATCTATGATCGGAGATGGGAGCTCGTGTCGACGCCCACAGAAATCTTTACAAAAACCATCTCTCCGCCCACGTAACGTTTCACATCTACAGAAACATTTCTGTATAATCAATTTACCACTGATGATGAACCAAATATGATTTGAATTATGATTCCTTTTCAGATTCTCACAATAGTTTGATGTAGTTGATACGAGAAACATCGTTTTGTGTTTAAATAATTTAGTGATATACGCCTCAGACTGACCCTCTATATTTTTTCTGACAAATGCTTCAATTAAGGACTTAAGTTCTTCATCTTGGAGTTCATCCTTCGTCTCTTCTTCAGTAAATGAACCCTCTCGTATAGGTGCCGACGGTGGTTGAATAAATGTGTTTTGGGGTGCATCCGTTCGGACAGCAGACATCTTTAGGAATTCAACATCTGGTGCCTGTTCGACACGAATGATCGTACTCAATGGTTCTGGTGTGTACATGAAAACTGGGAGATATGATAGTTGATTTACCTTCCCATTTTCACACTCAGAACATCCTCGTCCATCACATGCTTCATGTTTGGCTTTTTTATACGACCATGGCATACGAAATCCACTCCCCTTGGTTTTCCTATGTAAATCACCATATACAGAAGAGTCTATTATTTCATTCCAATCTGTTCCACTCTTCGCTTTAGAGAGTGCAATGAGCACATGTTCCCTGAGAGCGATCGCAGATGACTGATCAACAACAAAATTAGGCCAATTTAAATGTACACCGGTCTTCACAAGGGTTCCACATTTCTTTGGAGGTGATATAGATATGAGACATTTCTTACCACCGTGGCGTTTGACTTTGTCACAAATTATTTTACATATAGATTTGATATCATCAATCGAAAGAGAATCTTCATTCTTATAATCAATATCGATGAAAAAATTATATGTAGGGGTTTTCTGTTCAACTACAAATAGTTTCTCACCCTTCTTGATAACCTCTATGTATTTGTCATAAAAGTCATTCAATCTATCAAATGGCACAGAGAGTTTTCCTCCGTCCATGAGCACATGTGATAGATTGGTTGCATTATTAAATTTTTGAGTTGAACACCAACTCTTGAACATATATTTTTATTCATTTTCTTCTCTAAACCACTTCATAATTGAAACATCATGGAATTCTATTTTTTCAGAAAGTTCCTTTTTTATAACAAGAAGTTCATATACCGTTTTATCGGCGTTTTCATCTCTCCACTTAACAATTTCCTCTTCACAGAAACCACGGTTCTTATCAAGTAGTTCTGTAATCTGATGTAAGATGAAAGCCTTAGACTTCATTATTTAATAGAAAATGTTTTTCTATTCATAGAACTTATACACGAATAAAATTCTGGATTTTTGATGACATTGTCTATAATGAGCTTCCATCGCTTACGTCCATTGAATTCCTCGAGTGTATCAAAACTCATAAAATCATTTTCATCATATGTTTTTTTATAGGGTTGGTGGAGTGCTTTTTTGACTGAAGTCTTTTGTTTTTCATCATAAAAACGTCGAACAAGATCTTGTTGTTGGGATTTATTGTAATTGACAAAGAAGATGAATACATTATATTCCAAATCAACTGTCGGACTTTCTTTATGTATAAATTTGAATTCGGTATACTGACCACTCTTTAAGGATACAACACCCCGTGTTTCCTCTTCTAATTCTCTGAGAGCACATCGTAATGGGTTATAAATTTCTCTTCGTCTACACCCTCCTGTAACAAAAATCCAATCCTTAAATCTCCAATCTCGAACCGTTAAAAATTTTGGTTTTCCATCTACGAAGCTTACAGGTACTGCAATCGCTTTGTACTTTTTCATTGCGCATTCGCAAGTTATATTAAGTGGACATGTTTATTCCGGTATTTTTTGCCTCCTCTGGATTTATTTCAGATAAATCATCATCGTCATCATCATCACCCTCAATTCCATTAAGTCTTTCCATAACATCTTCTGAGAATTCCTTAAGTTCATAGAGTTCCTCCTTGGTCTTATTCAATTCACGAAGTAGGAAAATTACACCGATGACACAAATAGCAGTCGCGATCATCATAACATTTTCGTGGTTGAAGGGGATCATCTAATGTATTTAATCACTTTCTTTTTAAGCTTTCTACATCATAGTACCCATTAATGTTCTACCTGCAGGAGGAC